GAGTACAGAGGCTCGTTAACGTATGCAGTAGAAAGACCTGCATAGAGGCGGGTAGGATTAGACATGATAAGTTCCTTTGACGTTGTATAAAACAACGCCCAATTAAGGGCGTCATTGGAAGACTAGATTCTACTTACATTTTCTTTTTAGTCATAGTCTTTTTTGCAGTCATTTTTTTGGCTGCAGTCATCTTTTTCTTTTGTTCACCTTCAGCTTTAACTTTAGGTTCAGGCTTTTGGCCCATTTCTTTGCGCTTTTCGTAACCCATGATAAATCTCCAATTAGATAAAAGAAACCCCCCAATTAAGGGGGGTAGTTGTTACTAGTAACAATTAGGGACCGTTAGAACCCCACACAGCACGAGGATCAGACCAGCCAAAGCTGTAACGTTCGTAACCCTTAGCTTTAACGTTCAGGGTGTCGAAGTCATTGTCTTGATCGAACATGATGGCGTGACGTTCGTAATACTTCATACCAGTGCCACCAGGGATGGTGTTACGGATAAACCAAGCGTGGGGCGAGGTGAAGTAGTGGTTCACTTTGAAGCCACCTGGGAGGTAGTTGCCAGATTTGATGACGTTGATGTCATTGTTGGCATTACCAGTTTGGTAGCTAGAGTGCAGGATGCGTTGAGCATTAAACACTTCTTGACGAGCGATGTGCAAGTCTTTAGGTTGAATAGCAACCAACAGACCACGGTCATTTTGCAGACCCATGATAGCGATCACTGCATCTTCCAAAGCTGCTTCAGACAAGTCAACGTCAACGGTAGGCTTGTTAGCAAAAGTACCGCCAGTGGTATTGGGGTGAGCAGTGGAGCACAAAGCAACACCGTCACCACCAGTATAAGTACCATTGAAAGCACGGTTGTAAACGTTAGCAGCAACGTTTTCTTTCGTTTGACGGAAAGACATAGCCAAAGCTGCAGCACGTTTCTTAGACACTTGTTCGTACAAGTTGTCGTCCATTTCTTCCTTGGTCACGATATAACCCATTGCGTAAGCAACGTGTGTATAACGAGTAATGAAGCCTTGGATTTCGGAATCGTACTGAACGCCAGCGCCTTGTTCCTTAACGGGAACCAGACCAAAGCCAGTCAGTTGAACGTCTTCTTCGTAGTTTTGAGTAGAAGTGTCTTTGTCAAACAAGTTGACGTACTCTTCAGGATGCTCATTATAGGTTTGACCCCACCAAGCTTTGACACCAGGCCAAAGAGCTTTTGGGTGCGAACCCGTAGTAATTACACCAGCCATGTTATTTCTCCTTAGTTAATTAGATTAGGCAGTACCTTGGGCTTGCTTGAAGAACGTCTTGTTCATAACAACGTTCACCTTAGCATAAGCACCAGCGGCATTGTCTTGACGTTGAGCCAAACCAATAACCGTGAAAGGCAGACCCAAAGAGCCACTGGAACCCAAAGCGGTAACAGTAGAAGCTTTGATGGTCAAGCTAGATTGTGGTGAAGATTGAGACAAGCTGTCAGCAGCAGTCCAGTTACCACCAACGTTCTTGAACACGTCAGCCAGAGCGTATGTATCAGCTTGAGCTTCAAACACAACGTTAGGATCAGTGATAACGTAGATGTAACGCAGACCAGAAGATTGCGTCAAGTACAGTTTGCCGAGGTCAATGTTAGTACCTTGCAAGCTAACACCAGGGTCAGCAGGACGGATACCAACAATAACGCCCAAAGGCAAAGTAGCATCAGCAGTCATTTTAGTGACGTAAGCAATACCATTTGAATCTGAACCACCAGCGTACGTAACCACATCGCCAATGGCGTAGGTATTAGTAGCGTCGTTAGCCACAGCAAACAATTGGCCTTGCTCGTTATAGGCTGCACCAGTCACAGTACCGACTGGAGACAGACCACGAGGGCGAGAAACGTTAGCCATTTAAGACTCCTTTAAAAATTAAGAAACTTTAATACCACCTTGGGGTACATAGAAACCTTCAGTGTTTCCAGTAATCTTCCCAGAACGAATACTAGCGTCAATCATATTATTCTTAGCTTGAAGTTCGGCTTGATCTTCCTCATACCATTCTTGCCGGATCTTCATAAGATAACCGTATTGCTCAGAACCCTCTGCACGAGGATTTACCAAGTATCGAATCCTATCTCCGAGGTCGCCGTTACGACTAACCACATTCTCACTTACACCACCTACTTCAGTTGGGGTAACAAACTCATAGCCACTTTCCATAGCCTCATGAATACGACCACCAGTATCAGTAAAGATGTGGAGGTGGTATCCAGGGATATGTTCTCTAACACTTAATTTAACTTCAGTTCCGTTAAATACGTTACGGCGTTTACGAGTCGCACCATCACTAGCGGGAGTGGGTTTAGCTGAACTATCTTTTTGTTGGCTCAAACGGGCATTTTGCCGTTCAACTTTTTCTTCATAAGTCAAAGCACGGGGCATCATATTCTCCTTTAAATATAAAATCAATTCCAGTCGTAATCAGCGAGGTACTGTTCACGGGTCATAAGCTTTTGTTTTACGAACCGATCACATGCAGCCTTAGCTTCAGCAGGTAAGTTGTCATAGCTTTGGGCACTACCTGCAGCACCCCGAGTTTGACGACCTGAACCTGATTCGACCCGACTAGCTGGAGTTTGTTTCTTACCAAATCGTTGGGGAAACTCTTCTGCCAATGCTTCGTCTAACTTTTCAAGAAAAGGCTCTCCCTTAAGGTTAGGGAACTCTAGTCTTAGGCTTTCTCCAATGCCATTAGCAATACTGGTCATACGGCGATCCTGACCAAACCAAGTGTTCTTATCTAACCAGTTTTGCAGACCTGGGTCTGTAACTTGGGTAGGAGCTTCTGGTGTAGTAGGTGCTTTCTCAGCATCTTTAGCGGCTTGCTTTGCTTCTTTAAACTCTTCTTTGGCAGCATCCAAAGCATCATCTAAAGCATTTACTTTCTGTCCGTCACCATCGCTAATAGCTTGGGCACGGGATTCTTTTATCTCTTTAATACGATTCTCGTATTCCTGGGCCTTACGTTCATAAGCATCACGTTGGAACTTTTTAAATTCCTCAGCAGCTTCTTTGAACTCCCGTAATTGTTCTTTGGTAGCGTTCAAGTCTTTAATGAGGTTCTCGTTATTCTTACGCAGAATAGGGAGGATCTCACGACCACGCTTTACAAAGACATCTGCATCTACCCAATCAGCTTCATTACCACGGAAACGTTCTTTAGGAACCCAACCTTGTGATTCAGCTTCTTGGCGAATCTCAGGTGCTACTTCGTTACTAGTAACATTTGCTTCATCACTCATATCTTACTCCTGTGTTTATTTATTCGTCAACGATTATGCTTTAGCCAAATACGGATCAACTAAATCAACGTCAGAATCCAAAGTTCCTGTAACGTCTTTATCGTTAATCATTCGATACTGTTTGCCATCTTTACCAAGGTAAAGCAAACCAGCATACTTAGCAAAGATAATCTTATCTCCAACTTTGCACCAAGGTGTGGGTTCATCTGAGTAGCATTGATCACCAATGGCTACAACGATGCCTGTAGTGTTACCCATTTGTTCTCGGGCTTCAGTTGTTTCTGTAGTCAGGATAATCCCACCAGCAGAAACCTTTTTGACTTCTTGTGGCTTAACAAGAACTCGCCACCCAACAGGGTTAATTCCAGACTCATTGCTCATTTGGGGCTACCTTTGCTTCAAACAGATCTTCATACTCTAGGTTAAGGATAATGGCGATTGCTCGACACCGACCTTTAACTTCTGCCTCATCTTCGTAAGAGTGGTTAACTAAACCCTCTTTCATTGCTTCTCTATCTTCACTTAGTAATCTCATTAATCTAGAAGTGACTGGATGGAATTTCCATTCTTCAAAGTTTTCTTTAGTTACAACTTCCAATTTTTACTCCTTACTTACATTGGTTGTGCCATCTGAGGCATTGGCGATTGTGCCATATCCTCAGCTCCTCCCTGACCTGCATCAGCAGCCATACGAGCATAAACATCGTTCATAGTCTTAATAGCCCCTAACACACCCTCTCTACGCTCACGCTGCAAAGCGATCTGCATATTGATCTCTTGAATACGCATCTTCTCACCTTCAGTAGCAATACCAATTTTGATTGCTTCTGCTTCGGCTTGTAGCTTCTGAATCTGGGCTTGATTAAGTTCAGCCTCAGACATAAGCTTGAGAAGGGCCATTTTCATATCTAACTGGTCAGAAGCTTGCTTGGCTTGCAACTTCATTTGCTCAATCTGTACCTTCGGATTAACTGGTGGAGGTACAGCGTTAGGTCCTTTAGGATCTGGAAGAATCTTGTCAATGTTAGGAACCTTCAAAGCCTTCAAGTAAGTAACTTCAGCTTCGTAACGGTTATACAAACCAGGGGTATTACCCACACGCATAGCAATAGCGTTGGCTTGAGCTAGACGTTGAGCATCGGAAGTGATGCTTGGATCAGCAGAAGGCATAACGTCAGTTACTGGGCCTTCATAGTCGCTAGCCAAAATAATACCGTTGCTCTTAGCGTCAGACACGTAGGGAGTATTCTCGTTAATAAAGATTTGGTTTAAACGATACAGCTTACGGAACTCTTGTTTTAAAGAACGGTGAGTACGTTTAAAGATACCGTTAAAGATCTTCATACCTTGTTCTGCCATAGTACGGGTAGTCTCAGCAGGAGTATTCTGACCAGGGTTTTGACCTTGAAGAATATCTACAGCACCGCTAATGCGTTCGCCATAGTTAATCAACAAGCTCAACAGGGTAAACAAAACTTGAGAAGGTTCACGTACGGGAAGAGGTACGATACCTTTACGCAAGTCATCTCCAGTGGTATCAACGTGTTTCCACTCAAGAGGATTAAAGTTGTAGTTACCACCACGCAGCTTAATACCACGGCTAAGGAAACCACCAGCAGTGTTCTGCATAGTACCAGTATCAATTAACTGGTTGATCAAGGTATTGATAGACTCATTCAATGGGCCTAACAACACACCAAAGCCTAAATCATAGAAACCACCATCGGGAGATGGAATGAAAGGATACTTAGTAAAGTATTGCTCTGCTTTGATACTAAGAATAGTTCCTTGCTTATTGCGTTCAACATCTTTCTCAGTGTATCGAGCAACAATACGAGCAACCTTTTTATTGTCTCTACGGACATAAACGATATAGGGTTCGGCATATCCGTCATCATCTAAGTCAATGTGGCAATGTTGTTCTAAGATCTCAACAGGAGTGCTTGAGTCATTAGACTGAGGAGGCATCAAGCCTTGAGCTTTATCTTGAGCAGCTTGTAAACCAGAACCCAAAGACAAGTAAGAGTCTTGTTGGCGTTGGCCTTCAGATACATCAATCCAGAGTCCACGAGCTACACGTTCGTAGATCTCGTTCTTATTCATCTGGAGGATATGGGTTACCCGAGAAGCAGTCTCTAAGCTCTTTGTCCAATAGTTGACTACTAAGTCTTTAGCTAGGACGTTCTCGGATATGTTGTGCTTCTTGATGGGATCATAGTAGGTCTTCTTAAAAGCACAGCCAACAATAGGCTG